CCTGCTCCTGGTCGCGATCACCATCACCAATCTCGTCGGCCAGCAAGGCTTCAATCTCGGCATCCTCGAAACCAGTAAGCGCGAGGTCGAACCCGGCTTCTGACAACTCGGCCAGCTCCAGCGCCAGCATCGCGTCGTCCCATCCGGCATCCAGCGCGAGACGGTTGTCGGAGATCACGTAGGCACGCTTTTGCGTCGGCGACAGATGCGCCAGTTCAATCACCGGCACCTCGGTCAGGCCCAGCTTGTGCGCGGCCGCGAGCCGACCGTGGCCAGCGATGATGCCGTTGTCGCCGTCCACCAGCACCGGATTCGTCCAACCGTACTCGACGATGCTGGCGGCGATCTTGGCCACCTGCTCATCGTTGTGCGTTCTTGGATTCCGGGCGTAGGGGATCAGCGCCTCGACCTTGCGGTACTCGACGTTGAGCATATTCAGTTCGTGTCTCTCAAAAAGAAGCGGCCCGGACGGGTAAGGAGGGAACCCCGTCGCAGGCCGCGAGCGTCGCTGCTGCGTTGAAATGAAAAAACCCGCCGACGTTCAGACCGTGGGCGGGTTTCGTAATGCTTGCTGGATGGTGGCGGGGGTGCAAACTGCAAACCCTGCAAACCTCGGTTTGCAGTCGGACGCTAGCGCAATGCCGCGCTGTCGCCTCCCGCATACGATTTTGGAAAGGAAGGACCCCTTTTGCCTTGGGGCACTTGCTTTATCGTCACCGCTGTCCAGAAGATAGCTGAAATATTACCCCCAAACGGGTCGTTTTGTTGCACGACCAAACCGCGTTAAAAGGGACAAACAGGGCAAAGCGAGGACAAACGCGGCAAGCATTACCCGACGTTGCTCACGATTTTGGAAGGTGAACACCTGCCTTCAGCGTTGAGATTGGTCGCCACGATCTCCAGCGCCTTCTGCCAGCGCCGCCACGCTGTGCTGCGGTCGCAGGCAAAGCGGATCGTGATGTCACGCCAGCCGTGCCGCTTGGCCCGCATCCACACGAGGTGACGTTGCTCAACCTCAAGCCACTGCACCCAGCGCATCGTCTCCAGCATCCGGTCGATGTCGACGGGGCTGGGTGGGAATGGTCGGTACTCAGGCGCGTCAGAGGAGAAAGCTTCCCACGCCGTGCGCACGAAAGCTGGCCACGTGTTGAAGTAGCCCTGCACACGGACAGGGGGTAGGCGTTGGCCAGTGACAGCAGCATCCTCGAAGCGTGCTGCCACATCATCTATCGTCCACTCAGTCATGACGCGCACCTCCGTACAGGCGTTCACCAATGCGGCGCACGATCTCACGCTCGATGAAATCCAGTCGCTCGTCGGACTCGTTGACCACCAGGATGTGCTGGTCACGCCAGCCGTTGCGTTTCATCGCATCCAGATCCGTGACGTTTGGTTGCAGCCGACCCAAAGGGCAGCGGTATTGAGGTGTTGGAACTTTCATCTCACACCTCCTGCGTCTCGATAGCCCAGTGCAACAGTGCCAGGGCATCGGCTTCGTTGTCGTCGCAAGGGGCGTGACCACGCAATTGAACGGAGGCGATCATCTCGTCCTTGCCTGCGTTGCCTTTGCCGGTTGCGTGCTTTTTGATCGTGCCGACCGGAACGCCTTGGTAGGGGATGTTGTGATGCTCGCACCACGCGGTCAGATGGCCCATGAAACCACCGTAGGCGTGGGCTGCATCGACGCCTGCGTGGCGTCGAACCTCCTCGAAATACACCGCGTTGATGTGGCCACTGGTGGTCAGCACTTCAGCCAACCAGCGCTTGAATCGCAGGAAGCGCATTCCGCCGCCTTCAAATCGCTGGGGCTTGAAATGCTCGGTGCCGCTGGTGATAGTGCTGTCCAGTTGGTGCAGTGCCCAGCCGGTGTGCGTGCCCAGATCAAGGGCAAGAATGGTGCTGTTGGTTGTCGTGTTCATCGTCATTGCTCCTGAGTTTTGGGGGCGAGTGACGGATGCGACGGGTTCTCCGTATAACTCTCTACACGTGTGCGTGCGCGTGCGCAGGCAAAGAGAGGTATCCGACAAGTCCGTCACATCCGTCACTCGACGGTTTTGCTGGTTAGTCATCGCGGTACGGGTAGCTGGCGTTGTAGGGCTTGGGTCTGAGGGACAGCCCGGTCAAACCGCGCACGCCACCGGTCAGTCGGCACTTCTCGAACTTGCGTGTGGCCATCAGTTCCGAGAAGCGCTTGACCGATCCGACGAATTCGCCTGCGCGTTCGGCCCACTCACGCCAGTCAGAAAACAGATCGGACACGCCTTCGCGGCTGGTCTTGGCCAGCAGGCAGCGCTCCTCGATCCATTGCCCGAGCGCATCCTCTGCCTCGAAATACTCCTCGGTCGCCGACACCACGCTGGCTGGCGGTTTCAGCCCTTGCTGTTGCCAGCGGCTGCATCCCTCGACCGCCCACGCCAAAATGCCATCGCGCTCCTTGAGCAGCTTGTCGGTGAGCCTGCCGTCCCGCTTTTCTGGCGGAATGGTGACCGTGAACGGAATCAGGTGCAGACGACGCTTCATCGCCTCGTCCACGTTGCGGATCGATGGCTTGTGGTTGCCTGCGATCACCAACTTGAACTGGGGCACGTACTCGAAGAAGTCCTGGCGCATGAAGCGCGCCGACACCTTGTCGCCGCCAGTGATCGCCTTGACCTTGGACTCGTTCCAGCGCCGACCCTGTTCGGTTTCGATGGAGGACACGAAGCGCGCGCCGCGCAGTCCGGCCAGATCGGTCGGGTGCCGGTCGTTGCGCGCGTCCATGAACGTGTCCATCGGCGCGTTGGCCGCGTAGTCACCGAGGATCGTGGTGATCACATTGACGAACACGGACTTGCCGTTCGCGCCGGTGCCGTACAGGAAGAACAGCGCGTGCTCGCTGGTGATACCGGTCAGGCAATAGCCCACCATCAGTTGCAGGTAGGCGATCAGATCGGCATCGCCACCGGTGACGTCGGCCAGAAACCCATGCCACGTTGGACAGTCGCCCTTGGGGGTGGCCGTGCTGACCTTGGTCATCCGGTCGTCACGCCGGTGCTCGCGCATCCGACCCGTGCGCAGATCGACCACGCCACCCGGGGTGTTGAGCGCCCACGTATCGGCATCCCACTCCTCGGCACTGGACGCGTGCTTCGGATCAGATCGGGCGATTTTCTCGACCGCCGAGATAGTGGACGAGCTGGCGAGCTTGGCTTTCTGCCTTGGGCTCTCTGCCTTCAGCGATGCGTTACGGCAGATGCCCCGAGCCAGATGCGAGACGTAAAGCATCTGATCGGCATTCCAGCGCACACCCGTCCACACCAGCCACTTGCCCCACAGCGCGCAGTAGCGCCAGTCCTGACCATAGCGACGGGTGAAGGCGGTCGACAGTCCGTCCTCGGTACTCCAGTCGATGCCCGTCAACAAATCCGGCGGCGCAATCTCCTCAACGGAGCGCATCACGGGCAATCGCTCACCAACAGCAAGAAAGCCAGCCACGTCAAAACCATCAGGAATGGCGTCTGCAGCGTCCCAACCCTCGGGCCGGTCATCGGGTGGTACGAGGATGGCCACCGTGGTCGCACCGGCGTGCAAGATCGCCTGCGAGGCGCGGTCAGCGTAATCCCAGCCCGGCGCGTCTCGATCCGGCCAGATCAGCACTGACTTGCCTGCCAGCGGTTGCCAGTCAGTTTTATCGACCGGAGCGTTTGCGCCGTGCATGGCCGTGGTCGCCACCACTCCGGCATCGATCAGCGCCTGCGCGCACTTCTCGCCTTCGACCAGGACGATGTGGCTAGCGGCAACCAACCCCGGCTGGTTGTAAAGCGGGCGGGGCTCGGGCGGGGCCATCTTGCGGCGCTTGGCGTCCCACGGCCGGAATTCCTTTTTCCGTCCCGGTGGGTCGTAGCGGTAGACAACGGCGATCAGCTTGCCTGTGGCGTCGTGATAGTCCCACTTGGCGGTCGCGGGGCCGAGATCGTCGGACGGCGGTGCTGCTTTGGCTTTGCGCACCGGTGTTGACCGCGCACGCCCAAGCAGATCACTGGCTTGCTGCAGCACACGAGGAAAGTCGGCATGGATGCTCGCACCGAGGTAGGCCGCGATCAAATCGAAGATGTCGCCGCCGTCGCCGTTCGCTCGATCCGTCCAGAGTCCGGCCTTGTCGCCGGTCAGCACCACCTCGAGGCTGTCGCCGGGACTGCCCAGCACATCGCCGATGAGAAACTTGCCCTGGCGTTTCTTGCCAGCCGGGAACATCGAGGTTAGTACCGACTCCAGTCGTGCGATCAGTTCTGCGCGAATTTCGTCGCGTTCAGCGTCCCGGTTTTCGATGGGCAGGGAGATGTCGTTGAAGTCGATCATTCGGCTCCCTCGTCCTGCGCTTTGCTGGCGCGTTGTTTGTCACCATCGCCCTGCGGCGCTTTGCTGCTGGCCGCCCATGCGGAAAGCTCGGACATCCGGTAGCGCACCAAGCCGCCCAGCAGGTAATGCGGGATGCGGTACTTGCTGCGCATCGTTTGATCGGCAAACCAGTAGTACGGCAGGCTCAGTGCGGCTGCCGCCTGCTTGGCGTCGATCATGGTTTCGTCGTCGGTGACGCCTGTGTTGTGGTCGTTCATGATTGCGTTCTCCAGCAGCGGTCTTGCCACGCGCACATCCGGCATTCGAAGTGGGTCTGGTCAGCGAAGGCGCGCGGCAGGAGTTCTGCTGCCTCGGTCGCTGTGATCACCTTCACCGCCCGATCCGACATGCGTTGGGCAAGGGCTGCATCAAAGGGGACGAGCTCGACGTAGATTTCCATCGTGTCGGCGTTCACCGCCGTGAAAATCGCCGGGTGCTCGTGTAGTTCGAGATAGGCCTGATACAGCGCGACTTGCGCCGCGTAGACAGGCTTGGAAATGGCGAGTCGGTTCTTCTCCAGATCGCGCCAGGACTTCGAGCCGAGGCACTTGTTTTCCCAAAGAGCCGGGTAGGCGAAGCCCTCGGGGCCCCCGACGAACACGCCGTCGATGTGGCCCTGCAGGCGTCCGTCGGCCACCGAGAAACCGAACTGCTCGCCGTCGGCCTTGTGGGTGCGCAGATCGAAACCCGCATCCCGCAGCCATCCGACCATGCACTCTTCGTTGACGTGGCCACGCTCGA